GTCCCAGCGCCTGACGCCGCGCCCCGTTCGGCGGCACGCCGAGAAGGAAATCAAAATGGATAAGTCTCAGCAAATTTTGAAAATTGCCCGTGATCGTCTTGGCAATCAGCCAACCTATAACCCTGTTGAGTTTCTTGAAATGTGTGCGGTTGTGCGTGATGAGTTAGAAGCCGCCGAACAAAGTATGGAGCGGACTGTTTCCAAATCCATGTGTTCCTGCTTTGGTTGGGACACTGACCCATTTTGTCCTGAGCATGGCGAATAGCCGCTCATACAAACCGTTATGCCCCTCCCTTTCCCTCTTGACGGTGTTATATAACGGTAGTATAATACAATAAGGAGAGCAAACATGAAAATTCTAAAAAAGTGGAGAAATGGAGCCAAAGAATTAGCAGCGGAGGGCGAACCGTTGGATTGGTTTGAAACCACCGAACAGGAATGTGTAGAACATACCGAAGGAAGCGGTTTTTGGAAAAAAGGCAGCGTCCTTCCCATGCTGGCCGAAGGTGAACAAGTGTTTACGCCCTACGCATATTTCAAGGCAAATTTATGATTGATAAAACCCAACGCACCCGCCAGCAGAAGCGCCGCCAATTTCTCAATCAGGCGGCGCAGGCGGTTGGCTTTGCTTCTTGGTCGGCGCTCGAAACGGCTGTTATCAATGGCTTATTCAGCCTACCATTACGGGGCATAACACCCGCTCCAAGCGACCTGGGCGCGCAGTCCAAAAAATCCCAGGCCAATTCTAAAAACGAGCGCCCAGGCGCTTGATCTTATCCGTTCGGCGGCACATCGAGAAAGGTTTATTCATGGCAGATTACAGTTCATTTCCCTGGAATTTGTGGACGAAAGAAGAAATTGCTAGAATGATGATTGATTCAAAAAATGTTGGTGATGGCGATTTCGTTAGGGCGTGTCTCGGAGAATTGGCGCGCCGCCGAACACCGGCTCCAGCGGACGGGGCTTGCCCCGAATGTAACTCACCGGAATTTGATACAGTGGTTTGTGAACATTGTGGGTTTCCGCATCAATAGCCCCGCCGCTGAGCCGAACCGTTAGGTGCTACATGAATATTGAGAATTACGAAACTAAAGAAGTCGAGTGCTTGAAATGTGGTTGGATCGGTAAAGTTGCCAAGCATATCCCGCTGCGCTTTGCGTGGTGTGGTGGTTGTAGATCATCTCGCCTCCGTCTCTACCACGCACCTAACAAAGGTTCGCACACGGACGGCGCTAATGCGCCCCGACCTGGGTATCTTGGCAATATCAATCCGGTTGGTACCGATCCAGATGTTTCCTAGCGCCGCCGGTAAAACCAACCGTTCGGCGTCGCTCGCCACCCCACAGAACGGGGTGGGCTCGTTGGCCGCCGCCGAACACAACGTCCAGCCGTCCGAAGCGGGCGGGGAATCTAGTCTTGCTAAATGCACTACTGAGAAACTTTGTCCCGTTCATAACCGTTGGCATCCCCCGGCCTCCCGCCCCGCCGCTGAGCCGAACCGTTCGGCGGACTCCCCATGATCCCCATCGCATCCTTACAGAACATCCACGCTGGCCGCCCCGCCGCCGTCCTGGGCGGCGGACCCAGCCTGCCCGCGGACCTGCCCCGGGTCCCGCCCGGCGCGGTGCTGATCAGCGTCAACCACCACGCCCTGCGCTATATCCATGCCGACTACACCGTTTTTCTGGATGACCTGGCCCGGATGCCCATGCCCGGAGACGAGATCCGCAGCAAAGGCGGACTGTTCGTCACCCGCCAGCCCGAAATGGATATAGATTTGGGCGGCTCGACCTGGTGGCAGGGGCGTTTCTCCAGTCACCTCGCCTGCTGGTTTGCTTGCTGGCTGGGCTGCAGCCCGGTGCTGCTTTGTGGCATGGACCTGTACCGCAACCCCATCCCGCCCGGCGACGACCCCCGCAACCAGGCCTACCAGACCCCGCTCGCAGAGCACCTGGCCGGCTGGCGGGAAGCCTTCCAGCGATGCCCGCACCCCGAGCGCATTCGAGCGATGAGTGGCCCGCTGGTTGCAATATTTGGAAAATGGCAGGCCTCCCCACTCTTGCAATCTTAGAAAGTTTGTGCTAATATGTTTTCGAATGACCGCTAGAGATGGCGAAAATTGAGTTCTAGCCGCCACAGGTAGGCTCATCCATAGGGAACGACCGACTTTACCACCGGCCATATTGCGAACCGCAAGGTTTGCACATGTGGCCGGTTTTGCATTTAAGCCGCGGAGCGCACATGCCAGAACAGGCACCCAAACCAAAATCCAAGCTGGAAGCCCCTGACATTATTTTGCTTTTTGGTCTGATCTTTATTTTTATTGGATCAGGACTGGCTATTTCGTGGCCGTGGGCGCTGGTGATCACCGGCACTCTTCTGATCGGCTTGGCGATATGGCTGGTCAACCCTGCCAAACCCCGCAAGGACAAAGCCTAAATGCTGCGCCAGATCATCCATCAGCGCGACGTATCTATTACATCCCCTCCCCAGTGGCTGCTTGAAAGCCTGGGCATCGGCGAATCGGCCTCGGGGATCAATGTCAGCGTGGAAGGCTCGCTCAAGGTCACAGCGGTGCTGGCTGGCTTCACCATTCTCACCGAAGACACCTCCAGCCTGCCCATGATCCTGTATCGTCGCCTGGAGCGCGGCAAAGAGCGCGCCACCGATCATCCCTGCTACACCCTGATGCACAACGCTCCCAACCCTGAAATGACCAGCATGGTCTACCGTGAACTTCAGGTGGGGCACATGCTCGGCTGGGGCAACTTCTTCGCCCAGATGCTGTGGGACGAGCGCGGCGTGGTCACCGAACTCTGGCCGCTCAATCCCTCCCGCATGGAAATCTTCCGGGCCGACGGCGAACGCCGCTACCTGTATCAGAATGACGCCGGGAAGCGCATCGCCTTCCGCCAGCAGGACCTCCTGCACATCCCCGCTTTCGGCTTCGACGGTATCCGCGGCTACTCCCGTATCTCCCTGGCGAAGAACGCCGTCGGGCTGGCCATTGCCGCCGAAAAGTATGGCTCGCGCTTCTTCGCCAATGATGCCCGCCCCACTGTGGTACTTACCTCCCCAAAACCAATGAAACCCGAAGCGCGAAAGAACTTGCGCGAGAGTTGGAACGACACCTATCGCGGCGCGGAGAACACGGGCAAAGTGGCCGTGCTGGAAGAAGGCCTCGACATCAAAACCATCGGCATCGAACCCGATGCAGCCCAATTTCTCGAAACCCGCCAATTTCAAGTCTCCGAGATCGCCCGCATGTTCCGCATCCCGCCCCACATGCTTGGCGACGTGACCAACTCCACCTCCTGGGGCACCGGCATCGAGCAGCAGGAACTCGGCTACCTGGCGCATACCCTGCGCCCTTGGCTGGTGCGCATTGAGCAGCAGCTCAACAAAGACCTGCTCCTGCCCGCTGAACGCTTGAAATATTACTTCGAACACCTGGTGGATGCGCTCCTGCGCACCGACATCCAGTCCCGTATGACCGCCTATGCCACTGCCATCGGCAACGGCATTCTCTCCCCCAACGAAGCCCGCGAAGCCGAAAACCGCAATCCGTACAAAGGCGGCGACACCTACCGCTTCCCGCTCAACATGGGCGAAGCCGGGCAGGGCCAGCCTGGGAAGGTTCAGCCCCGCTCTGCCACGCCCATCCTGCTCGACATTGCTGAACGGGTTGCCCGCTACGAGACCAACGAACAGCGTGACGCCATTGCCCGCTGGCAGGAAAAAGGCAAGGCCGATAAATTCACCGCCTGGGAAGAAGAGTTTTACACCGCCGAACTGCCATCCTTCATCCGCCGCTCATTCCGCCCCTGCGTCGAAGCCGGGATGCTCGACCTGGACATTCTGACAACGGTCGCTGCCCGCACCGCCGCCGACCGCCGCGCCAACCGGACCGTGATCCCGGCACTCGACCCCGAAGCCTTTATCTGCCGCCTTCTCGCACCGCCCGCCGAATAACCGTAGGGGCGGGGTCATCCCGCCCGGTTCGAAAACAAAGGATAACCGACATGACCGATATGACCGCACCCACCACCCCCCAGACCGACACCATCGAGCGCCGCTACTTGGAGATCGAAGTCCGCGCCGCTGCCCAGGGCGAGCCCCCCACTATCTCCGGCATGGCTGCTGTCTACAACCGGGAAGCCGTCATCGGCGATTTCTTCCGTGAAGTCATCCGCCCTGGAGCATTCAAACGCGTGCTGAGCGAGAACCCCGACGTGATCGGTGCCCCCAACCACAATTGGGACACCGTCCTCGGCCGCACCATCGCAGGAACCCTGAAACTGGAAGACCGGGAAAATGAAGGTCTGCACTACGCCATCAACGTCAATCCCGAGGATCAGGAAGCGATGAACTTCTATTCCCGCGTCCAGCGCGGCGACATTCGCCATTCATCCTTCGCCTTCACCGTCCGCAAGGAACTCTGGACCAACCCAGAGAACCCCCAGGATTTGCCCCTGCGGGCAGTTCTTGAAGTGGACAAACTCTACGACGTATCGCCGGTCACTTTCCCGGCATACCCCACCACCACCGCAAGTGTGCGGTCGCAGGTCGAAGCCTTGAAACAGGAACAGGCGCGTCAGGCTGCGTCAGGTGGCGCAGAAGACGAACCTGCCAAAACGGAAGCCCGCCGCAAGGTCCGCACCCGCACCCTGCAATTGCTCGACCGATCATCCGGTGGTTGAGTAGCCGATGCTTTATCGGCGTATCGAAACCACCCATCAACTAACCAACAAGGAGAAACACCATGAAAACCGAACGTGAACTACTGGCTGAACGTGACGCCCTGATGACCCAGGCGCGTGACCTGAACGCACTGGCCGAAACCGAAACCCGCGACCTGTCCGTCGAAGAGCAGGCCGCCTGGGACAAACTCCAGGCCGACATCCAGACGCTCGATAGCCGCATTGCCCGCGCCCGCTTCGTTGAAGCCGTCCCCCCCCAGCGCCCCGGCGTGGCCCCCGTCGTCCTGCGCAATCCCCGCGGCGACACCTTCGCAAGCAGCCTGAAATCCTACCTGCGCATGGGAATCGTTCCCGAAGGGTTGCGCGACCTCGCCAGCGACGAAGGCATCTCAATCCGCGCCAGCAACAACACCGACATGAACGTCGGCACCGCCGCCGACGGCGGCTACGTGGACCCCACCGGCATGTACAACGGCGTCATTGCCAAGCGCACCGAGAGCGATCTCGCCACCAAGTTAGGCGTGCGCAACATCCCCGGCAAGGGCACCACGGTCAATGTCCCGTATGACAACGAGACGGACGGCGAGTTCATTGTCACCAGCGAAGCCGGTAGTTTCGATCAGGATGCCCCGGCCATCGGCCAGGCGGCCATGACCTTGCTGCTCTATAGCAAGTACATCACCTTGAGCCACCAGTTGCTCGAAGACGAGGACGCCCGTCTGATGGACTTCCTGACCGACTGGATCGCCCGCGGTATGGCCAAGACCCGCAACGCCCTGCTTCTGACCGAGGTGGCTGCCAGCGGCACCAGTCTGAAGACCACTGCCACAGCCACCGCCATCGCCGCCGGGGAACCGGAAGCCGTCGTCCTGAACGACACCGTCGGTGATTACCTGGATGACACCAAGTCCGTGGCCTGGGTGATGAAGCCCTCCACTTTCGGCGCCATTGCCGTCATCACCGGCAACCCGCGCCTGTACGCCGAGAACCCCGGCGGGTCCCTTGGCCGCGAAATTCTCGGCTATCCGGTCCACTTCTCTACCAAAGCCGGGGCCATGACCGCCGGCCTGAAGAGCGCCTATTTCGGCAACTGGAACTTCGTCGGGATGCGCGAAGGCGCTGGCTTCACCCTGCTGCGGGATCCCTACTCCGCCGCCACCACCGGACAGGTCAAGCTGTGGATGTACTTCCGCTGCGTTTTCAAGGTCTTGCAGCCGTCCGCAATCGGCTACCTGATCCAGCACACCTAATCCAACGATTTTGCAGGGGCGGACCTGTATGTCCGCCCCTCAAGGAGAAATCCTATGAGATACCGTGTTGTTACCCCCCTTGCCCGTATACACCCCAAAGAAGGGCTGCAATCCTTCACTCACGGCGACGAGATCGAGGTCGCCGACAAAGGCGAAGCTGCCCGCATGATCGCCGCCGGGATCGTCGAACCGCTGAAAGGCGGCCGGGAAGTGATCGAAACAGCCGACCTGAAACCGATCGGACTGGAAAAAGCCGTCAAGACTGGCCCCAGGAAAGGATAGCCGCCATGCCTCCCATCACATTGAATGATTTTCTCGAAGACGCCCAGCCGAACCTGGAACTAATCAAGATCGATGCCGACAACAATACTTACTACTGGCGAACTGCATGTCACGCCCGCCGAAGGCACGGAATAACGAAAGAGAAGGGCTACTATGGCCGATAAACTTGTAATAATGTATGACCAGGAAAATCATCCCGTACCGATGCGAGCCGTGGATAACGGAGATGGTAGTTACGCCTTGAAGACCGACGTAGCCCTTACCGTTGCCGACAAAGTAACCATTGACACCGGTGACGCCATCACTGACGAAAACTTGGAGGCAGGCGGAAGCGGTCTGCTGGGCTGGTTGTCGAGCGTGCGGAAGAAAATCGCCGACCGATTGCCTGCCGCGCTGGGTGCTGGCGGCGGGTTGAAAACGGAGGGCGTGCCAATCGTCTGCGCCTCCGCCGATGTCCACGCCCCTGCAGCCAATGCCGCTGCAATTGTGACTTATGCCGCTGAAGCCGCGCTCAAACATTGCATCACTGGCATTGCTTGGTCATATATCGGTGGCATCCCCACTGCCGGCAATCTCAAAGTTGAGGACGTGAGCGGCACGACTGTGTTCACAATGGACATTGACGAGGGCGGCCCCGGGGGCATCATTTTCCCAAAGCCAAAGAAAAGCGCTGCCGTAAACACAGCGATGATCGTTACCCTGGCCGCTGGCGGCGCGGGCATCACAGGTAAAGTTTCGGTGCTAAACCACTGGACGGAGGCCTAGAATGAGTGGAGTGCAAGCAGGAGTTTTTTCACGGCGCCGTGGCCGACTACTCAAAACCGGACAAACTACACAGTACTCCGACAAACTGGACGATGGCTATTACAAGAAAGGCCTCGCCAAAGCCTATACCGTCCTGAGCGCCGGACAATACTCAGGCACGGTCAATATTGATTTAGTTCACCTGACAGCAATCGATATCGCTTTCGATGCCGCAACAAAGAAGATTACTTCAGTCGCGGGTGCACTAGCAATTTTCAAAACCAATGACATCATCGTGGTCACCGGAAGCGCCAGCAACAATGGTGTTTATACCGTCGCCGCCGGCGACGTCGCGGCAGAGATTGTCACTCTCGAAGCGTTGGTAAACGAAGCCGCGGGTGCAAGCGTTTCCATCGCCAAGCGCGAAGCACATTCCAATAACTGTGTTCTTGACCAGAACACCGGCCTTATGTATTCGCGTTACATTGCGAACAAGATGGGTGCGGCGTCTGGCGGCAAACTACCCTGGTACGATGCGACGAAGCTATATAACATCTTCGCCTACTGCGTAGCGGCAAACGCGGCATCACTCGGAGGCTACACGGACTGGCGAATCCCCAATGACCTTGAACTCAAATGTCTGTGCGATATGGAAGTTCCAAACGCCCTGCCTGATGCCGCAGCATTTCCTTCCTGGCCTACAAGTGACTATATTTGGTCGGCCACTACGCTTCCTAACGATGTGAGCTACGGCATATTCATGCATTTCTACTATGGCTACGTGTACTGCAGTACCAAGACTACTGCTTATTTTACCGCCTTGCTCAGAGGGTCTTAATCATGAAAACACAAACCACTTTGGACATTCTCCGTACCAAATCGCTGACGCAACTCAAGGCAGACTATGTCCGTGATATGACCAAACGCGATCTGCTTGTGCTTGCCAACAACGGGAGCGAGCAAATCTACGATATTCCGGTTTGCACCTATCGCCGGGATGGTCAAATTGCGTCACAGTCGGAAACTGTCCGTGATGTGGAAACTGGCGTAATCATTGCAACCAAAACGATTGCATGGACGTACTACAAGACCGGCGAAGTGGACACCATCACCATTGCAGAAACGAACGCAGATGGCAAGGAAACTGGCAGGAAAGTAATCAAACACTACACAGATGGCAGGCAGCCGGAGATGAAGAATGCCTGATCCTGCTCCCGGCGTAAAATCCTACGGCACAGCGGTTACTCATGCCTGTGCCAAGTACCTCTCAATTTACGGAGAATGATAAAGTGACCACTTTCGCTCAACTCTTCTGCACCGTGAACGACCTGCTCAACGACCCGCAGCCGCCCGCCGGGGATGTTGCCATTCTCTACGAAGAGATCCAGGCCGCCAGCCAGACCATCCTGCAGGAGATCGGCGAATTCATCCCAGTCAGCGAGACCCGCAATCTCCAGGGCCGCGGTAGTCGGCGGCTCTTTATCCCGCCCTTGCTGGGGCTGACCGGCTCCGTTGTCAATGATGGCACCGCCCTGGTCGAAACTGACTTCATCCTGCAACCAGGCGAACGTCACTGGCGCAACGGTCCTTACTCCATGCTCGAAGTGGACCCGGATGCCGCCAACCTGAGCGAATGGTCACAGGAAGCCGACAGCATTGTTATCCCCGCCCGCTGGGGGCTGTACGAAGAGACCGAAGTGACCGGAGCGACCCTGGGCGCAGCGCAATCGAACAGTGAAACCACGTTGCAGATCAGCGACGGGTCAAAACTCTCCCCCGGAGCGGTGGCGCTGGTCGGCACCGAGCAGGAACTCATCACCGGCTACAGCACCCCGGTCACCGCCGTCACCACCCTCAACGGGACGATTGATGATACGCAAGAGACCATCGTCCTGACCAACGGCGCCCTGGTCAACATCGGCGAGATCATCCGTTGTGGCGTCGAGCAGAAGCGCATACTCGACATCGCCACCCATACCCTCTACGTCCAGCGCCACTGGAACAAGACGCTCGGCGCGTCCCATTCCACCGGCGCCAGTGTGGACGTGTACCGTAAGTTCACAGTGGAGCGCGGCGTCAATGGCACCACCGCCGCCGCGCATGATAACGCCACGGCTGTCAGCCGCTACCTGGTCCCGGCGGACGTGCTCTTCCTATGCAAAGAGATCGCCACCCTGATGGTCAACAAGGCCGCCAGCGGTTATGCCGGGCGCACCGGTAACCAGGAACTCGGCACGGTCTACTACAACGATGCCTTCCCGCGCTTCGATCTGGAGCGCATCCGCGACCACTACTCGATCAAGACGGTGCAGTGAATCATGGCAATCAAATACGAATTCATCGGTACCGAAGCCCTGCAGCGCGAGATCGAACTCCTGAAGCACTACCCGGAGATTTTCGACAAATATTTCTATCCCGCTTTGGAGAACGCCGCCGAACTGGTCAAGGCCGGCATCCGTCCGCATATCGGCAGCCGCCGCGTGCAGGCTGCGCTTGGTTCGAAGGTAATCCACAGCGGCACATCTGCCCTCGGCACCCACGCCGACATCGGCTTCGGCAAACGCTACGGGATGCCATCCGCCCGCTTCGCCGCCGCCCTAAACGAAGGTGCAGTAGCACACGAAGTGACCGCCCGCCGCATAGAAGACGGCCTCCTGCATTTCTCATCCGGCGGCGGGACTCGCTTCACCGCCATCGGCTCCATCCAGAACCCCGGTTTTTCCGGTAGACACTTCATGGAAGCCGGGCTGGAAGAAGCCAGACCCGGCGTTGACGCCCTGATCGAGCAGGCCGCCGGGCAGGTGGTTCAGGAGTTGGCGCAGCCATGATGACCAACCCTGCTCTCTATTCTCTTTTCTCTGCTCTCTGGAGCCGTTCATGACCGACACCCGCACCGTCGAAAAATGGATCGACACGCTCAACGCCGTCTGGGCCTTCGAGTATGGCCGCGGGCAGGTCGTGCGCACGCCGAAGTGTTCCACGAAGAATGAATTTCCCGAAGCGCTCCCCGACCTGACCAAGGGTCCCATCGCCCTGTCCTGGCCGATTGCGGTCAAAGCCACCTATGGCGCGGCCAGTTCGTCCATCCCCACCATCCTCATCTGGCGCGGCGAGACCGAACTGCATCTCACCCCGGATGTCAAAAAGACCAACATGGCGTTTTGCCTGCCTTTTTTTGGGCGCATCCTCTACGCCGCCAAGACCAACATCACCCTGGGAGGACTAGTGGAACATTTCGTACTCAAAGACGCCGAAAACATGCAATTATCCGTCCTGCAATACGGCAGCGAAGCGCCCCATCACGGCATCATCATCCGCTGGAGCGTCAAGCAGAACCTGTCCGGTCAAATCTAAAACCATTCCCGTAGGGGCGCAATATCTTGCGCCCCTACCCGCCTGAAACCGAAGGAGAAAAACATGTCGAAGAAACAATTCCCGTCTGACGTAACCAGCCTCTACTGCTTCTGCGGGGAAGGAACCGGCATCCCCGGCCTGCCGCACGAAGTGACCGCCGCCGAAGCCGAAGAACTCGGCCTGCTCGACGTGCTGCAGGCCGCCATCCAGAACGGCAATTACAAACCCGTCCAACAACCCGTAGGGGCGCAATACATTGCGCCCGATACCCGAAAGGAGTAAATCATGGGCGAACGTGCTTTCTTCAAAGTCCAATACGGCAAAGAACTCAAGACCGCCAAAGGCACCGAGGTGGACGCCGCCAAGATATTCTTGGGCCAGGCCAACATCCCCACCGACCGGGCGCTTGTGTTCCCCAATTACAACCTGGCCGTGCGCGCCCGCGCCAGTGACACCCACCTGTACCAGCAATTGGTGGATGGCTTCACTCTCAACATTGACAATGGCTACTTCCAGGCGCTGCCCATGCTGATGAGTATGCTGCTCAAAGGCGACATCACCGCCAGCCTAGTCACCACTGGCCAATCCGATTACCTGTGGACCTTCTCGCCGTCCTGGACCGCCACCAACAGCCAGGACTCGTTCACCTTCGAAGTGGGCGACGACGTGCAGGCCTACCTGCTCAAATATGTCATGGCGAAGCGCATCACCATTGCCGGCGGCATGGGGCAGAACCAGGCTGTCAAACTCTCAGCGGAGTGCTTCGCCGACTCCATCGCTCCCACCACTTTCACCGGCGCGCTCACCCTGCCGGCCGTGGAACCGATGGTGGCCAACCAGGCGAAGCTCTACATTGACACCACCTGGGCGGGCAAGGGCAGCACCCAGAAGACCGGCCTGCTGCGTGACTTCTCACTGGAGATCATCTCCGGCCTGCATCCCAAGTTCCACGGTAACGGTCTCACTTTCGACGCCCACGGCGAAACCTACATCGACGCCATGCTGCGCCTCACGCTCGAAGGCAACTCGGTTGCGGACGGATACTACGACGGCTTCCAGGCGCGCACCCCCTACGCCATCCGCCTGAAGATCCCCGGCTCGCAGATCGGCTCTGGCACCACCTACAGCCTGATCGTGGACCTGTGGGGCCGCTTCGAAGAGATGGCCCCGCTGGGTTCCGAAGCCGACGGCGACAACCTGCACACCGCCCTGTTCCACGGGCTGTACGACACCACCGGCGCGGCCATGCTGGCCTGCACCGTCACCACCAACTCCAACGCCGTGTAATGTGGTAGGGGCGCAATACTTGTCCTGAGCGAAGTCGAAGGATATTGCGCCCCTACGGGAAAAGGCAACCATGAAATTCGACATCCCGAAAACTATCCGCTTCCTGCCCTTGCAGGATTACGATCCCGAGAACGCAGACCTGGCCGGGGTGGGCCTCCACGTATGGGTGGACCCGCCCCGCTCGGCGCTGCTGGAATTCGACGGGATCAACCGGGAGTACAGTCAATTGCTGGCGAAACTGGCGAAGAAGATGGGCGCCGGCCCGGATAAAACGGCCAGCCCGCCCGAACGCCTGTTGAACTTCGTGCAAGCCCGGGTGAAATTTGCCGCCGACAGCCGCTTCCAGAGCGAGACCGAAACCTACCGCCGGGCGCTGTATGCCTGGTACGCCCGCCTGTGGTCGCAGTCGCCGGATGCCGCATCTCACTGGACCGTGGACGAACTCGAAAAGATCAACGAAGACAATCCCCGCCTGTACGAATGGCTGTGCGCCAGTTCGTGGGTGCTGGTCGAGCGCCACCGGGAAGATGTAAAAAAAGGATTTCGGGGTCCGTCGGTGAGATCGCCCGCACCGGCCGCACCGGCGACCCCGTCCTCTCTGCCTACTTCCTCGCCCAGCACGTTAACATCGCCGCCGGCGGAGTCGTGATCGCCCCCTGGGACGTGCAGGGATTGCCCCTCGAATGGCTGGATGGGGCGCAGGCCATCACCACCCGCCTGCCCGAAGCCTGCAAAGCGAATACGCTCATCGAGCAAAAACTGGCTTCCTGGCGGGCCAACCATCCCGCCCTTCGTAAGCAATAAAGTAAGCAATAAAGTAGGGGCGCAATACATTGCGCCCGAGGCGAACAATGGCCAATAAAGTTTTCAACATCATCATCAAACTTTCCAAGCAGGGCGGTGCCGACAAAGACACCGTCCGTGCTCTGACGGATATTAAAACCGCCATGACCCAGGGTGCGGCGGTTGCCGGGCTATTCGTGGGGGCTTATTATGCCATTGACAAAGCACTGGATGCCACCGTGGGGAAATTGATGTCGTCTGCCAGCGGAGTGAAATCGTTTTCAGACGCGTTGAGCCTATCATATACCCAGGGCAGCCGTATGATCCAGGTGCTGGATGATTATGCCATCAGCGCCAAAGATGTCGAAACGGCCTTGTTTCAGGCTCGCAAGAATGGAATAGATGTCACTGTTGAAGGGTTGGCCCAGATGGCAGATCAATACAATGCCCTGGCCGACCCGCAGGAAAAAGCCAATTTCCTGCAAGAGAATTTTGGAAAGAGCGGCAAAGCACTGGCTTCTGTATTGGCTTCCGGGTCAGCTGAGATTTTACGCCGTAATGCGGGGGTGAACGAATTGCTAATCCTGGATGCCCAAGTAATTCGACAAACGGAAGAGTATCGCCTGGCGCTCGACTCGGTCAGCGATTCAGCCGCCGGTTTTCAACTTGCTTCCGGGCAGTTCATCTTGCCGACATTGCAATTGATTGTCAAGTGGGTGAATAACGCTCTCGGTGGCTGGACGGAATTTATCAAATATTTCCTTTTGAGTGATCCGTCCAGAAATCTAGTAACGATGACGGAGCGCGTTGGATTGTTGGAAGCCGAGATTGCACGGCTGGAAACTGCGCCTGGCGACAATGGTCGCCGGATTGCCAATCTCAACGAGCAACTGGTGGCCACCCACGCTCAGATTACATTGATTGAAAGTGGCGATCTTCCAGGAATATTCGGAGAGGCATCTAATGCTGCGGAAGAACTCGCTGCCCAGACCGAACGCAACGTCGAGATAGGCAAAGAATATGAGAGGCTTATAAGCGGTACTGTTCCGTCCATCGAGGAGATGATCGTCGCTGCGTACCAATGGCAATTAGCGCAGGATGGTATGTTCTCGGCAGACGATGCGCAGGAGATTGCGGCATACAAACATGAAATCGGTTTATTGACCGATGCAGAATATGCTGCCACTTTGCGCGCTATTGGGTTGAAAACTGCCATTGACTTGCTAAAAGACAAACATATAACCATCACGGTAGATTTTCTAAGCGGAATTCAGCCAGGTGGCGAGGGGTGGGCCAACGTTACAGATATTACAGGTTCTACTGCGCCTGCTGTTGGTTCTGGACAATGGGTTCTAGCCGGCACGGTAAGTGGGCCGGGTTCTCCGCCGGTTTGGGAGAACATCACAACAGGAGAGATGACGACAACCGATATGACCGGCCATGCCCTCGGCGGCGTCTTTGTCTCTGATCTTGCCCGCGTGGGCGAGCGCGGCGAGGAATGGCTGGTGCGCAATCAGCAGGGCGACGTGGTGGTATTGCCCAACGATATGATCCGCCGCCTACAGCAGTGGGGCATCACCCCCGACATGGGCTTTGTGTCCGGCGGGATACTCTTCGATGCAGGCGGCGGGTCAGCGACAGGAACGCAACATACACCATCTAGTCCATACGCATATCATGGGCCACTCTTGCCCAACAACACCCCCAGTATCCCCGATTATGGTGGTCCCGCAGGCAATCAATACTTAGAGGCTTATTATAAAGCCAACGATATGTGGACAGGCGGCGGTTCCGGCGCCGTCATCCAGCAGTCAGTAGAAGCCGCCACTCAATCCGCCGTGGAAGCGGTTGCGCCCGTGGTCACACAGGCCGTGCAAACCTTCCAGGCCTCCAACCAGCAAAACGCCCAGCAGGTGTCCCGCCAGACCCTGGAAGCGGCGCGCTCCAACGCTGCCCAGTTGGCCGAACTGAAACATATCGCCAACCTGCTCGAAGACCAGGCCTCGCAACTGGCCGCCGAGATCCAGAAGCGGAGACAATGATGGCCGCCGAAACCTTCACCTGGAAACTCGAACTGGAACTGAGCGGCGTGGATGCCGGCTGGACCGATTGCACCCTCGATGTGAGCCTGATGGACGGCAACATCGAAGTCACCGATGGGATGCAGTCCGCCTCGCTGATTGACCTGCTGGCCAATCCAGGCTCGCTCGCCTGGGTCTTCGACAACTCCCCCGCCAACTCGGCCAAACTCGCCGGATATTACAGCCCTGGTCACGCCAACTGCCGGGCGGGATTTGCCAAGAACATCCGCTGCCGCTACTCGGAATACTACAACTCCACCCGCTATTACATGGGGGTGTACTGGCTCAAGAAACCCATCCCCAGCGCCGGGCTGTTCGGCGAAGCCGTCACCCGCTGCAAAGCCACCGACTGGCTGGAACTGATGATGAACGTGCCGCTGCCGGCCGTGGGCGTGCAGACGGATAAAACCGGCGATCAACTGTTGACCACCCTGCTGGCGCTGGTCTCCACACAACCGGCATCCACCGATTTCGACACCGGCGACAGCACCTTCGCCACCGCCTTCGACACCGACGATGTGGACAAAGACTCGGTCTACTCCATCTTGGGCAAGCTCGCCCGCTCGGAATACGGCCGTATTTATCTGCAGCCCAGCACCGGGGGGGGGGGCGTGCTCAAATTCGAGCACCGCAACGCCCGCCTGGGCAACGTCACCAGCCTGGGCACCATCAGCAATGTGATGGACGACGCTGTGGTGATAGATGATGCCGGGCAGGTATTCGACCGGTTCCAGGTGCGGATCACGCCCCGCCGGGTGGATACCTCCCTGGTCACAGTGGCTGTGCTCAACTACCACATATATCTCAACCCAGGCGAGGAGAAATCGTTCACGCTCAACTACGTGGAGCAGGTCAGCGGCTCACGCATCTCCGCCCAGGGCGTTGTCACACCGATGGTGGCGGGAACTGATTACAAATTTGGCACAGTGGATGACGGAACCACCCAAGATCTGAATGCCAATCTGGGAATTACCTATACGCGCATTGGGTCCAACTCCAGCGACTTGAAGGCCAAGAACAACGGCGCGGGGGGCGGCTATCTGAACCTGTTCCAGTTACGCGCATACGGCATCTATCCCTTCAACCCCTACACCGTGGAAGTAGGCACCGGCGGCCTGCGTGTGCAAACGCTCGACATGCCCTACCAGAATAACCCGCTCACCGCCGACGCCGTGGCGAACTACCTGCAAAGCATTGCCAGCAACAACGCCCTACGCAGCTGCCAGGTGAACTTCCATGCCAATAAATCGGCGGCCCTGATGCTGGCTGCGATGACCGGCAACATCTCCACCCGCTGGACGATTGCCGAAACACAAACCGGCCTGAGCGGCGATTATTTCATCAACGGGCGCAAACGGACCGTGAGCCTGGGTAACCGCCTCGACGTGGAGTGGCTGATGACCCCCGCCGGCAACGCCGGGGCCTGGGTGCTGGATACTTCGGCGCTGGACTCTGCGACGGTACTGACGATATAGGAGAACCATGTCCATTGCCACCCAAACAGCAGATTGGAAATTCTTTCGCACCGCCCCGGATGTTCCGATGGAGGTCTATATCTTCGTTCATACTTCCAGCGGCCAGCGCATTGCCACCGCTCGGGATACCATCCCCGCCCTGCGCTCGAACCACGGTCTCACCCTGACAGACTGGTACCGGCTGGAAGCGTTCAAAACTGGCATGACTATCGAATCGGGCGGCTGGCATGATAAACCAGTCAAAGCCCGCATCCTGTACGGACGCTGGCTGGTGGATTGCCCGGTCTGCCGCGGGGCGAATGATGTGATCCCCGAAGAGCCGGTCTACCTGTGTTCGTGCTGCTACTGGCCCGGCGTGTTCCGGGCAGATCAGGTTGTCCCGGCGCATTTCGCTCCGGTGGAATTTCCGCATGAGCGAGCCGAGATCGAGCGCCTGCTGCTGAAGCGGCCGTATATCCGCAATCGCAACTGGAGCCCCGGCGAAACTGTCGCCGACTTGGTACGCCAAAACATAGAGAACAGGTGCGAGGTGTGATATGGCATTTGTAGCAATGACAACCCGCTCTGCCGGTTACGTGGTTCCCGCCAGCGAATGGAACCAACTGATCGCCAACGACAACTACTTGAAGACCCAATCCGACACCGCCCAGTTGTTAGTGAAGGTAATCGGAGATGCCCAAGCCCTGACCGTGGGCGATGACCAAATTCACATCACCATTCCAGCCTGGGTCACCGGCTGGAACCTGGTAGCCATAGCCGCCTGCGTTTATACCGTTTCTTCCAGCGGACTGCCCACCATCCAACTACGCAACGTCACTGACAGCGTGGATATGCTCAGTACCAGTTGCTCTATTGACGCCAGCGAATTCAGCAGTTACTCCGCCGCCACCCCGGCGGTGATCGATACCAGCAAAGACGATGTAGCCACCGGTGACCGGCTTTCTGTTGACTGTGACATTGCCGGGACCGGAACGTTGGGTCTGGAAACGCATCTCAAATTCCAGCCTGCATAAGACGAATTCTGTTCCTTATCAGGTGAGACGATGACAACTTGGACATGGCAGCCAGATGACACAGACGGAGTTGACGCCAGTCTCCACGAAGCTCAGCCGGACACCAATTACACGTTGGGGTCAAATTTCCTTCTTTGCGGTACAGGTTTCGGTTACGGCTCTGGTTTTTCTCAGGGATTAATTAAGCCCAATTTTACCCTCGGCACGAACCCACCCATCGCCGGGGCAGTATTCTTGTCCTTCTCTCTGCAATTGACGATGTACGACGAAAGTTCTGCTAATGCCAGAACCCTGTCTGTTTATCGCCTCAAGATGGCCTGGGTAGAAACCCAGGTAACACACAACGACTATTCAACCGGCAATAACTGGCAGACTGCCGGGGCTTTGGGGGCGAATGACCGCGAGGCTGCCGCAATGGGTACGCTGGCATTGTCGGCCACAGAGGCGTTGGGGGATAAAACAATTACGCTTGACCCGGCCTTAGCTACCGCGATGTTCAATGGTTCGTTTGCCAACAATGGATTGCTATTTAATATTGGCAACGTGTCGGATGGATATGCTTTCCGTATGTGCGACTACGCGACTGCGGCGCAACGCCCGAAATTTACGGGTGAGTGGGGGTTTCCTTCCAATCAAATCATCATGTTTTAGGAAATGTGAAAATGCCCAATAACCCTTTGATGATGGATGTTTCGCTGTACGATGCCCGCCGATATGTGGCCGGGAAATGGATCTACGACCAACCGACCGACTGGGAGAAAGCCAAAAACATTGGCATCCAAGTGGCGGCAGTCAAAATATCCGAAGGCGGGCTGGTTTACCGCAATGGCCGCTGGGTGGATGGCGTTTTCGAAGATCCCGCCTTTCGCGTCCAGTGGCAGGCGGCTGCCGGCCGGCCGCGCCTGGCCTATCATTTCTTCCGTTCGAACCGCAATGCCATCGCCCAGGCGCAGGATGTGCTGGAAATCTGGAATGCGGTGGAGCGCACCCCGGACGACCGCCTAATCCTGGACTTCGAAACCTGGGATGGCATGAGCGGACAGTCCTGTTTGCAGGCCATGGGATCGTGGATGTACGAGATCCAAAAAGCCACCGGGCAGGTCCCATTCCTGTATACCTATCCATCCTTCTGGCTGGAGATCGGCGGGGCAGCCGCAATCTGGGCGAAGAAATATCCGCTGTGCCTGGCGCAGTGGCCGCTGGATAATTGGATTGCCAATACCCGTATCCAATTGCCGCCCTATTTATTCACCGGCGAGAAACTGACTGAAATACTCGCAAAAATCCAGGATGGTCGTCTGGTCCCGATGGACGGCAAACCTTACAACCGGATGCTCTCCCCCTGGGGCAGCGACATTGCCATCTGGCAGTTTACTTCCCGCGTCTGCGCCAAAGACATTCCCGGCCATCCGGCCATCAAAAAGGTCGTTGACCTGAACGTCATCTATAAACCTTGGTGGACTGATGCAGGTACAACGCCGCCGCCGGACCTCGAGCCGCGCCGCTGTCCCGCCTGTGGGCAGATCTGGCCGTAGAAAGGAAATAGTATGGCCGCAAAAAGACCCCTCAAAGAAGCTGCATATCAGGGGGAGGAGAGCCACAAATACATGGACGATTTCAACGCGAAACTCGATCAATTGCTGGAAGGGCAAGCCAAAATCGAAAATAGATTGACGGCCTACGAAGCCGAGCAGCGCTCCCTGAGAGTGCAAGGCGACAAGCACGAAAAAGCCCTTTATCCAAATGGAAGTCCCGGCGCGCTTCAGGATATTGCCTCTTTGAAAAGCAGGGTAATGCTCATCTTCGCAATCGGGGGCGGAGCCTGGGGTCTCTTCACCATCATTTTTGGGATCGCGATGGACAAAGTATTTTCCACTCTCTCTGAACTCGCAAAAATTGCGCTGACCAGGTGAGTGTTCAACCGGGGAAACCTCCCGGATTTTAGACAAGGAGAAAAGAAAAAATGAACGTCAATTTTACCCCCGAGATAATCGCCGGGATCGTTGGCATCCTGCTAACGCTGGTCTTTGCCTACTTCCCGAAGCTGCGGGTGCTGTATGGCGGCCTGCAGAGTGAAACCAAGAGTTTGATCATGCTGGGGCTACTTATGATCACGGCGCTGGTTATCACCATGCTGGCGCAGTATGGTGTTCTCACTACTAGCGAACCCATCACCTGGCTGCTCTTCGTCAAAGTGCTCTTCGCCGCATTGCTCGCCAATCAGCCGGCCTATACCCTGTTGCCGCAGGCAGCCGATGTGAAGGAAGCCAAACTCAACCGGTGATCAGAATAAGCACAAAAAAGAGCATCCTTTCTTTGGAGGCTCTTTTCGTCAGTGTCATATAGACGCGCGTCTATATTCAGAGTATAATAACCCCCGTCAGGCCACCTGCGCCGACGAGATTGCCCATAGGCGTGGGAATCATACCTGACCGAAGGGCAAAGGCGATGAAAACGCCAAAGTAGAGAAACCGTCAAGGATGGCGGTTTCTCGGCATTTAAGCGCATGGTCACTATGATACTCTTGCGATGACATGAACATGATTACGCAAGAAACTACAGCCACCGAAACTCGATCTCTCCCTCTGGCGTGACAATGATCTTCTCCAGCACGTGGTGCAGGCTGGCGTTGACGGTTTGCGGGTCAGCATGGGCGATGAATTCAGGGATGGCGTCGAGCTGACCAGCCAGGGCGCGCAGTTGGCCGGTGCGTTCGGATTGGCGCGCGGCGGTATCCTCGGCGCGGCGGAGGGATTCGGCGGCGCTGGTCTGCTGGCTGGCGATGTCTGATTTCAATTTGCTATATTCGGCCAGGTCTATGGCTCCGCCGAGGTAGGCCTCCGTGAGCCGGGTGCGGCGTGTCTCCAGTTCGGCGATCTGTTTGCGCAGCAGGGGCAGCGGATCGGGAGCGGCGGACGGGATGGGGATGCTTTCCATGTGGCGCAGGGCTGCTTGCAGGCGGGATGCGATCTCCGGTAGCAGGTCCGACTCTTTCAGGCGGGTGTGGCTGAGATCGTGGCCGGAGCACAGGTAGACGCGGGTGGCGTCGGAGGCGGGATGGTTTTTCCAGGTGCGGTATCCCACCCACAGCATCCGTTTGCAAACGGAGCAGAACAGCAGGCACGAGAAGCGCGAGAGGCGCTGGCCGGGGTAGGCTTTGCCGCGCCGGGCGAGTTCGTCGAGAATGGTGCGGTGGGTGAGATCATCCCAGAGCGGGGCATGTTTTCCGGCGGCGGTGTGGACCGGCGCGGAGGAGCGCACCACGCGCGTCTGGCGGCCCTGGCGGGCATCCCGCTGGCGGCGCAGCACGCCAAAGGTGACAATGCCAGAGTAGTAGGGATTGCGCAGGATGCGCCGGACGCTATCAGGGTGCCAGGGATGGCCGGAGCGGGTGGAATACCCGGCGGCGTCGAGGGCCTTGGCGATCTGGGGCAGGGAGCGCCCGGTAAACAGCAGGTCGCGCATGGTCAACACGGCGGGAGCAGTGACCGGGTCCGGTTCGGGGACGGCCTGGCGGTCGTGTTCCTGGCCGGGCGGTTTGCGGTAGCCATAAGGCAGTCGCCCGAGCGGATGGAGTCCCTTATTGGTCACACGCCCCGGCATCCCGATCTTGAAGCGCCGGCGCAGGGCGTTGATCTCGGCGCGGCTGGTCATGCCGGCGGCGGTCTGGTTGAACCAGGCGGCGTCGGCCAGGGCGGGGTCGAACTCGCTGGGCGGGACGGGTTCGACGGCCTGGGACAGGGAGTATATCTGGACGTTGTAATCGGCCAGGGAGGTGGCCACCAGGGCGATCAGGTCGCGCAGGCGGGAGTAGTCGTAGATGACGAGCACGTCGAAGCCCCCGGCGCTGGCGGCTTCGAGCATGGCGTGCAGGGGCGGGATCTCGCGCTCGGCGTCCGAAAGGTTGACGTAGCCGGTGCGCGGCTGGCCGGGGATGACGAACGGCCCGGCGCTCTCGACCCAGCCCTTGCCGAGCGCCGCCCGGCGGCAGTTTTCTTCCTGGACCGGCAGGCTGTCTTTGCCTTCGGCGGCCTGGGATTTGGAGGAGACGGCGGTGAGGATGGCGTAGCGCATTAGAAAGTTTGTGCTAAAATAAAAGTAGCCGCTTTATTCTTGAATGACATGGAGTTCAACAATATGGATACAAACATCATCAATCACTATCTCAACCGTATATTCCCCCGCCTGTTCAAAGACAACATTCTTCAACGGAATGGCAAGGGCGATTTTGGCAGGCTCACCGCGGGGAAGAGCCTTCAGGTCAAAACTCCCATCTTCGGATTTTATGCACCTGATGTCCATAACATCAGGGCCGGGTTTGGTAACAATCCTGATTTGCGATTTATAAAAACGCCCGCCTCCCAGTAAGAGTACGCCCGCGAGATAGAACGCGGTTGTCTCTGGGAATGTTTTGATTGCAAAGAAATCGATCATTGTAAGAGCCGACAATTGATTGTTGGGAGCAAGCGCATATTCGCATAAAAACGCAAACTCTATCTTCGGTTGCATAATTATCCTTTCACCCGCCCCGCGGTGACCTGTTACCGGAGGCGGATTTTGTTTATGGCAGCAGCGAAGAAAAGCTGCCCAGGATAATAAAATACGACCAGATCGCCCCGATGAGGATCCCGGCGCCGATCCCGGCCGTGAACAGGAAGAAGTTATTTTTCTTGGTCAAATAATAAAGAGCAAAACTACCCAGGAAAATAACAATGCCCCAACCGTCCATGTTTCACCTTCCTTTCAGATAGAAAATTTGTGCTAAAATACGGACATGAAAAAGAAAACCTACAAACTCAAGTTACTCGAACGACACTTGAAACTGAAGTTCTTTCATCTCGTTATGAAAGCAACCCTCCCCTTTCTTTCCATGCATACAAGTGCGCAAATCGGAGCGCTCAAAGTTATGTTTTCCCGGCGTCAAGCCCGGAGATAAAAGCCTCCATTGCGTCTATAAATTCCGTCACGTCTGCATACGCTTTTTTCAAAGTCTCGATGTAAACCCGAAGTTTTTCATTTGCGAAATCGGGCAAGGGGGTATTTTCCAGGTACATTTCCCAGTTGCCAATTTGTTTGTGATACGCTTCGTCTGTAGCCAAGCGCGTTTCCGCCAACCCGCTCAAGGTTGAAATTTGGTCATTCATCTTCTCGAAATCGAAATGCTCTTCGCTCATATTTCCCTTTCGCCCGCGCCGGGCGGTTTTTTGTTTACGGCGCGCAGGCGGCGATCAGACCAGCGGTGAGTAGTTGCGCTTGGATTTGGTATTCAGCTGCGATGAAGGTTTGCTGGTTGATGTTGGTCACCTTAGGATTGTCATAGACTGCGCTTTGATATTCGGTGAAAAAACCCTCGAAAAGGGTGGCCGCCGCTGCACAGCGCGCCGCCCCGGTAAAGTTGGAATAAACGTTGATGCCCAGACCCAGGACGAGCACCAGGAGCAGAACCAGAACAAGATTGCGGTAGATTTTCTCGGACATATTTTCTCCTTCGGTTCATCTAATTTTCCAAGCGATATAACCTTTCTTTCCATTGATTTAACGAGACCTGTGCAGACGCTAAATAGCCTTCAGTTCTTTGTTTTTCAATAAGGCTCATGATCAAAAGGATGATCCCGGCCAGGCCAAAAATCAAGCCCGCGAAGCAAAGGGGGAAAAACCACCCCAAAATGAAAGAGAGTACCCCGAGCAAAATCCCGATAGAGCCTTGGGTGATGTTCCTATTGGTTTTCTCCAGTTCTTTTTCGGCCTGGCTTATATATTGATTTAACAGATCAATTTGCTTCAGGCAATTGACCTTTTCTTCGCTGACCATAATTTCCTCCTTGGATAAGCAAAGCGAACGCCACCCCCGCCCCGATCACCGTGGGGATGGATAACGGATGATGGGGCATGGCTGGCAGCAGGGCAAACATGCACAAGCTGGCTACTAGGCCAAAATGCACCGGGCGTGGAAGAGCCGGTTTGCGGGTGTGTAGCCAAAGCAGATATAGAATCACCCGCACCCGGTCAACCTGGTTTAGTTCTTGAATCTCTCTTTTTGTCAGTGGTTCCATACTTTCCCCGTTCTTCAGCGATGCGCAGGCGCAGGCGAATATATTCAGCGGCGTCTTCTTTGTCTTCGGTGGTTGGGAGTTGTTCGGCGAGATAAGTGATGAGTTCGACATTGGGGTCTTTAGCCTGCTGGCGATAGCCAGCCAAAGATAAAACAAAGTCTGTAGGGTAATCAAATGCGATTGCTATTTTTACGCAGGTGCCTTCTGTTGGTTTTGCTGCATTCTGTAGATCAGAAACCATAGGGTGGGATATTTTTATCTTCCGGGCGGCTTCTCGAACGCCCAGATTATAGTCTTTCAAAAGTTTGTTGAACCATTCGGTAAATTTGAGCGGGGCTAATTGCATATAAATAGTTTACCTTTTCTGGAAATTTAGTTGCTACCAATTTGGAAAAATGCTTGACATAATACAAAGATAGTTGTATTATGTGATGGAAACTTACTTACCAAATTGGAAACAACGCGCGAGGATGACTGTGGACCAAGAGACCAAAGACAAAATCAAATTTTGCATAGAGTACTACGAAGAGCATGGCCTAGATTGGGGTAGTCCTGTTGAACACCTGGTCTTGAAAGGCCAAGGACATCTCGAGGCTTTGAAATTCGGGTTGGAACACCTACCTGAATTTCAAGAGCGGCAAGCCCGGCTCTCGGCCAAGTGCAAAGCCAGCCGGGAAGCCAAAAGGATACAAAATGTCGGATAAAACCATTCTCCGCAATATCAACCTACGACCCGAAGTCTACGACCTGATCCAGGGTGAGAGCGCCCTGCGCCGCAACGGCGGCAAAGGGTTCAGTCTCACCCTCAACCAGATCGTGCTCGAATACTTTGCCATGCGCACGCCCAAGGGCGTTGCGATATCCGCCGAAACCATGACCGACGGCGGGGCGATCAAACCGGTCCTAACCATCGAGGAGCCGGCATGAAAGAAATCATCGCATTATCGGCGGGTCTCATGCTCCTCGCACTCATTGCGGTGATGGCTGTCTGGATTCTGAAAGGGAACAAGGAATGACCATCTCGGCTCGAATTATTCCGGCCCACCGGCGCGTCTACGAGTTCATCGTGGCCTACAAGCGCCAGCATGATGGCAATGCTCCCACCATGCAGGAGATCGGGGATGCCTGTTTCCTGGGCAAGACCACGGTCTTTTTCCATCTGCAACAACTGGAAAAGCACGGGCTGATCCGCCGGCCTGAGCCAAAACTCGGCAATCGTTATTGCCAAAAGATCGAGATCGTCGGCGGACATTGGAACTTGAAGGAGTCGCAATGACATGGCAAACCGGACTGATACTTTTCTTGATCTACCTGGTATTGCAGTACCTGGACTGGCGGTGGAACCTTCGGCCAGAGAGCGGAGAACAGAGAACAGAAAACAGCCGAAAGGTCCCGACCCGCAGCGGACGGCGAACTTCCTGGAAGTCATCCGTCTTTGGGAAGAAAATCTTATAGCACTACCCGGAGGAGAAAATGAAAGCCAGAAATGAAAGCCAAGACCTTTTCGAGAAACATGCCGACCGCCTGATCAGCGCGGCCTATGCGAGCCTGTTGTTCCTGCTCGTGATCGCCACGGCCATCAGCCTGGTGACGAATACCCTGCGAGCGGCCCCCATGCCGCTCCAGCTTGAGCAGGTGGTCATCCTGTGCGCCGAACCGCTTTTGGGCGCTATCCACCCCTGTTCCACGGCTCTGCTGGGTGCGGCCATCCATCAAACCAATTGCCCCAAATCGCTGTTGGGCGCTATCCGTCCATGCCTGGTTCCGTAGGAGCAATGGGATGGACCTGACCCAGGCCAGAAACATCGCCGAACACATCCTTACCCTGCTGAGCCCATTTTGCCAGCGGTCGGAGATCGCCGGGAGCGTGCGCCGCAGCAAACCCGCAGTGGGCGACATCGAGATCGTCGTCATGCCGAAGGACGACCTGTTCGAGTTCAGTATGCCCATCCTTTTCGACGGCTGCAAGTTCATCAAGAACGGCCCGCGCTACAAGCAGATTACGCTGCCGGGCGGCATCAACCTGGACCTGTTCATTGTGCTGCCCCCGGCGCAGTGGGGCGTGATCTTTACCTTGCGCAGCGGCCCGGAAAGTTTCTCCCGCAAATGTGTGACCAAACGCTCCGGGGGCGGGTTGCTCCCCTCAAACTGCATGGTGCGGGATGGGCAAGTCTGGCAGAACGGTGAACCCTTATCCATGCCGCAGGAAGAAGATTTCTTGAGTTTCATCGGAGTGGCGGATCTCGCGCCGATGGATCGGGAATAGGAGATTGGGATGACATTACCGCTTAAATACAAACTTTTGCATGGCAATATTCCTGAAGAACTCAGCGCCGAAGTAACGGCGCACCTGGAAGATGGATGGGAATTGTGCGGCAATCCATTTGCATCCAGCATGAAAGGTAGTTATGGGATTGTACCGGAAACCGTTTTCTGCCAGGCGGTATGGCGCTATGGGCAATCGGTACCCCCCATCCGCGAAGAAAAGGACGAACTGGCGGAACCGTCTCAGTCCAGGAGAATGGCAGCGGCCTTGGAAATGGTTGGAGCACAAGCATACGCACTGAGCGCCGACCATATCGTCGAGAGCGCCAAGCTCTTATTCGCCGGCATCCTATGCTCCTGCTTCGAGCGCCCCGGCGACAACCCGGACTGCCCGGTGCATAAAACAGGAGTTGTGAGCCATGCCCGACCATCCTGACCTGACCATCAAAGACGTATCCCATCCTGCGATCTTCGACCCCGAGCGCGTGGACCGCATCATCGTGAACGCCGGCAAGGTCTACCCGTGGCAGATGAACCGCAAGGTCTGCCTGTGCCAGGTCTGCCGGGAGAACCAGGCGGCCGGGCGGGCCATGCGCTTCCTGCGCGGCTGCGGTCAGGCCGGCGGCAACGGCTACTACTGCGTCTCCTGCCTGGCGAAGATACTGCGTCTCTGTGACTGGCACTGGAACCCCATCGAAGAGGAACTCTTCCCGAAACGCCACTTCACCCAGCGCCCGGTCTCCGGCAAAGCCCTGGCCGATGCCCTGCTGCTCGAAGGCGAGCGCGGCCTGTTCACGGTGATATTAGGTTTGCATAAGCCGGGCAAGTTTTCTTGATCTCATGGTTTCAGCATAGCACATAGGAGAACGAAAAGATGCTCCAGCAGCAATTTAGCCCTTATTTAGCCCTGCTCTACCTGGCCTTGTTCGGCTTGGGAATTGGTTACAACGTACTGGTGGCCGGTTGGGAACGCAAGCACTATCTCGAAGGCTACACCGCCCTGGCGGTGGCCCTGGGCGTGGGCTTCACGCTCGCTCCGTTCTGGTTCTTCCCGGCCGTCCCGGTCTGGCAGGTCTACCTGGCTTTCTTCTGCACCGGCACGCCGATGATCGTCGGCTCGATCCTGCGCCACGTACACGCCCGCTCGAACGAGCAGAAGGATTTGCGCAATGACTGACGCTCCCCGCCCCTGGCCGAACGTGGCCAAGGAAGCGCGTGACCGGTCGGCGGAGGAAGCCCAGCGCATTGTGCATCAACTACAACCGCTGGTGGATGACGAACGCCCCTTCACCGAGACCGAGCGCCTGCGCCGCGTTTCATCGGCCTTGAACGCCGCCGAGATCATCCTGCGGCTGTTGGAGGGGCAGGGTGCGCAGACCCGGCCGGAATAATAAAAAAAGTGTCTCGTCACGTGTCTGGTACTGCCAAGGCACATATATGACAAAAGGCTGCCTACGCCCTCCGGGATAGGCCATCGGCTCGGCTCAAAGCGAGCAGCAAATCACCGGTAAAAATCCGGTCGGGACAAAAGTTCAGAAAAGGAGATAACAGTATGAACGCAATAGCCAACCCCAAAACCAGTCCAGCGCCCATTTTGTTGTTATTCCTGGCCATCGGCGCATTGCTCTTCATGTTCTTGTCAACCGTGACGACATTCCCGCCCGTAACCGTGCCTGCCAATGACGCCCATGAAGTAGACCGCCATGCTGATGTTATCTCCGCCGCGGTAACCTGTTTCAGCGGTTATGGCACCATCAGTCCCAAGATGATGTACAACCCCGATACCCAACGCTCGGCCTGGATGTGCCAACTCGACCAGGGGATGTTTATCTGGATCCTGGACGAAACCGGCAACACGGTGACGATGTTCAAAAACAAAGCCAAAACCTTCGAAGACGCCATTCGGTATCTAACCAACCGAGGCTATCTTCCATAAAGAAACGAGGGCTGGCCCTTCCTGGAGGTAAACCAGGCGGGGCAACTGGCGGCGGGTACTTGTCCTGAGCTTGTCGAAGGGCCGGGCCTGCCCCGGGTTCAAATCCCGGCAGCCCTGATCGGGCGGGAGCAGGAGATAGACACGCACCTGTCACACCGCTCCCGCCCAGATTGTCTCTCTCTCCCCAAAGGTTGCGCCGGGTAAGCGCCGGCGCAACCTGGGAGAAGCCCGCAGGGGCGCTGGTGGTCGAGTAGCTGCGAAGCAGCGTATCGAGACCCGCCCAAAGGAGAACCATGAAACTATCCGTTCCCGAAGGACTTGAAAAGACAGTCATCCTGGCGCTGCGAGATGTCAAGGGCCGGGAATTATCCCTGGGCCGCCAACGGCTGGTAAGCCGGGTGCGGGGCGCTTTCCCCGGCGTCCACGAGCGCATCGTCCGGCAGGCTGTTCACAACCTGCGGCAAAAAGGCTGGCTCATCTGCTCCGCCCCCGGAAGGCAGGGCGGCTACTTCATGGCCGGCACGAAAGACGAGTTCGACGAGTTCATCCAGCGGGAACTGCACCCCAAGGCGATGGATCTGCTGAAAACCGAAAAGGCCATGCGCAACGCCGCCCGGTCGCAGTTCGGCGAAGCCGCCCAGCCTGGAATACTGTAGGGACTAAAAACATGGGAATAGAAGAAGCCTGGAAAATGGTTGTGGAAGAAATAATCGTATGCGCCAGGTATGTTCCGAGCAATCCACATGCCCAGCGGTTGAGCGAGAGTGCAATCAAAAACTGGCATTCAGATACAGCTACGCTAACTGTCAAGATAGACGATCCAGAATGGTTCAATCAAAGAGTTTCCCGCCTTGCTGCTCGTTACTTGGGGGGTGCGCTCGATCTATCAAGTCCTCACGTAGTTTTTGTAAATTGACGATTGTCCCGAAAGAGAAAACAGGAGAGACGAATGGAATTCCCACAATGCAAAGTGAAATCAGTCAAGGCGGATATTGCCGCCGGTGAGTTGAAGATTGCTTTCAGTCTGGCGATCAACGATGAAAACATGGAAGCCGCCGAAGCCCTGGCGCTGTATGTGGATAAAGACGACGGCAAAGTGGAACTGCGCATCATTCCGCAGCAGCCTCCGCTCAAAGGGCTGATACCCACATCGGCAGGATTGGATGCCGAAGAAAAAGACGATGAATAATTTACTCCCCATCAAAGCCGTGCCCATCCCCTCCACCCTGAAAGACTTTGATCCATTGGTTGGGCCGCTGCACATGACCGAGAGCCGCATCCTGCCCAATGGATTGCACCGGCTGAAATTCACCCAATTCGGGCGCATCCCCGATCTGGAAGCCATCAAAGAGAAACATTTCCTAACCAATCTGCCCGACCTGATCTCCTACGCCTGGATGGATGAATACGGTAGCGGTCACGCTCAACTGGTCTGGAAAGAAAATCTGCCGCTAAAAAGGGAAACCGAATGACACCCGCCTCCTGCACTATGTGTATCTTCTACTCTCCCAACTTGAAAAGCCCAGACGGGCAGGGAGTCTGCCGCCGCCATCCGCCGGCAGCCTACCTGATCCAGCAAGGCACCGTCTCAGTCTGGCCCACGGTGCGCCCCTCCGATTGGTGCGCCGACGGGGAACAGGGCGTCTCGCATGATAGTATAGCCGCCGGGAAAGAACTGCTCAAAGGCGATAAAGGCAATGGACACCGTCACTAAGCCGAAACAGTGCATTGGACACTGGCTCAAAGCATCCCCGCTTGCCGACGTGACCCATTGCATCCTGCGTTACGATGGCCTGATCCTGGTCGCGTATTGCGGGTGCAACTTCCCGGTGCAGGCAGCCATCAAGCCGGTCATGGGTGCCCGTCACTGCGTGGCATGTGAGTCCCTGCATCGGCAGCACGAACAGAAGCGGAAAGCCGCCAGAACCCGCCTAAAACAGGGTTGACAACCATGTCTACGATACCCCTCAACCGCAATAAAAGGGCTGTACAAAAGGCGTACACCGAGCAGGATGTATCTTTTCACATCCGGGCACAAAAAGACGCTGGGAAGTCACTCCGCCAAATCGCAGCAGAGTACGGGAAACCGATCCTGCACTCCGACATCAAACGTATTCTCGACGGCGTTTTCCCGGTTGGCGTTGCCAAACGCGAAGCGCTCCACATCCCGCCCGTCTGCGTTACCTGTGGTCAATGGGTCAAATACGTGCGCCACATCCCCGCCTGGCTGAAAGAAGCAGCCGCCAACCTGGCCACGCTGGAAGCCAAAGCCAGCCCGCATCCCGATCTGGTCCGCGTCTATGCCCGCGGCGGCAAGCGCGTAAGAGTAAATAAATTATCCCTCAATTAAGAGTATGAGTGTGTGTGAGAGTCAAGGCATCCAAACATGGAGACGGCAATATGACAAGGCCAAATTATGAATTACTGCGAGAATGTGAACGCGTAAACAAACTCCTAAAAAAAGAAGCCGAGCGGCAAGGGCTTGGAACCAGGAAGAGCCTGGCACGCATGGAAGAAGCTAGGCAAAACGACAAAGTTGCATTCAGCTATTGGGCGCAGCTTGAATTCCAGGAATACATCCGGCGTGAACTGGAGAGCCATCCCACCATCAGCGCATCCTTGCTGATCAACAAAGGTGCCCGTCTCTTGAAACTCTCACCAGTCACCACCAAGCGCTACCTGGCCGTGCTCCGCTCCGACGATGGCCCGTTCAGCAGCTTCGGTGATGCCGTCATGATCAACCAGAACTACACCGAGATAGAAGACTACTGGCAGGATTCCTCCACTGAACCAGCCGAGAGTGAAACAGTATGACTGCACCCATTACCGCACCCGAACCTGTCACCTGTCCCGCCTGCGGGAACGTCCTTGGCGAACTGGTGACAATCAAAGGAATGCCACTATTCCATGCCAGTGGAGGTATCTGGCGCTTATTGCGCGGCTGCTGCGCACAATGCGGCAAACCGTTTTATTGGGAAACCAGCGATAACCAATTGAGAGATGTCATTCAATTCTCGAAGGATGATCATGGCTAACAAGATTGCCCGCGTCTGCTGGGTCCCGCTGTGTGGCCGCATCAACTGCACCATTCACGGCCCGCGCCCTGTCTCTGTACGCCCGCGGGATACCCGTCCCACCGCGGCCAGCCGCGGCTACGGGGCGCGCTGGCAGCGCATCCGTGCAGCGTTCCTGGCCGCCCACCCCTACTGCGAGGATTGCGGTGCCCCCGCCACCGACGTGGACCACGTCCCATCCCGCCGTATCCTGGTCGCTCGTGGCGTCCCCGATCCCGACGCAGACGAATACCTTCACTCTCGCTGCCATGCCCACCACTCGAAAAAAACAGCAACCGATGATGGTGGATGGGGTAGGGGGGTGGAAAAGTCTACACCTTTTTCATACTAGAC